TCAAAGCACTGTCTGGGTTTCAGGTGCTCAGGCAAAAGGCCATAGGTCCTTACAACCTCGACTTCCTGATCGGCTCCGTCGCCGTGGAATGCTACGGAGGAAGTTGGCACAACAGCGGACTCCATGCCGCCCGCCACCCGAAGCGTGTCCGCTATCTGCTCGATTCTGGTTTCCACGTTGTAATCGTGTGGGTCCATCAACACGACCGCGGCGCCTGGGTCAACACATTGCAGCAAATAATCTCCAACCTGAACGCTACCAGCGGGAATCCATCCACGTTGCGACAATACCGGGTGATTTGGAGTGATGGCCAGATCCACATTTCCCTCGATTCTAAGGCAGACCAGTTCCCTCTCAAACAACCGTCGATAACACGAAGAAATCCTGCCACTGGAAGATACTACAGTATCCCCAGGTAAGCAATTTAGGTGCTGCGGCGCCATGATTACGCCGCTTGCAAACGGCTCATCGAGTGCGAGCACGTCGCCTGCATTGTCTTCGCAGATAGGGCACGGGTTTGAATCAACCAGCCATTCTTTGACGAGATCGGCGCCGCTGTCCTTTGCCGCCGCCAACATTCCATCGTGGAACGCCGTCGAGACCTCCTGGAGCGCAGCCGCTCCGGCCCGCGCATCGGCCCAGTCCCGGAATGCTGCCTCAATCTGTGCGCGGATCTCGTCTCTGTCCAGACCCTGGAGCGTGCCGTCCTTGATAATCGAACGGACTTCGCGCGCCGATGTCCGGTCCAGGTCAGCCAGCAGTTCCGCGCCTTGCCGGGTGAGGTTCGGCGGTTCAACGCCTTCCAACCCAAGATCCGCCTTGAGATAATCCGCTCCGGAGTCGGCCGCCCGCTCCAGCAGGTCATCGAGTCGGGCCGCCGTCTTGAGGTCGGTCGCATGCGCGATCTGGCCGCCATCGGGCGCCACCTTCGCCTGGGCGCGAAAGCGCTTGGCAAGGATCGCGGTAATTGCTTCGATGATCGGATCAACGACGCGCGCCCGGGCCTTCGATTCGAGCGATTCCGCCAACGATTGAAACAAGGTCGTATCGATCAACACTTCGTCCATCATTGTAGACTCGCAACCGCTTCGCGCAATTCTCGAGCCGCGTCCATGAGCCGCCGCGCCGACTCCGTCGAGGCGGTAACCGGCTTGTCCTCGGGTCGTTGGTTCTGCGGTTGACCTGCCGTGAACTGAGGTTTGCCGCCTGGGGGCGGAAGTGCCTTCCCAATTGGCGGGTCTATCGGTTCTTCCGAGCGGTCGGCGACGTACTTCTTTTCGGGATACATCGCCTCTACGATCTCGTCGTTGTTCTCCAGCCCGACCAGTTCGCCGAGCTTTCGAACGCCTTCCTTTTCGTCAATGCCCACAATCTGGCCGCCCTTGTTCGCTAACGTCATGGCGTCCACAATCGCGTTGATTTGGGCCGGTACGTCACCCTCGCGAATCGATGGGAAAGTGACCTTCACCTCAATGGTACCGGGCGCCACTCCCGTGCTGGCTTCCCGGGCGCTGATGATCCGCACGCCGGCCGGATCGGCGATCGATTCCCGCAACCGGCCCGACGCCGCTCCCAAACTTACCGACAGCACGTACTTGGCAACCGTGGTCAAATCTTCGATCCATTCCTCCTGCGCCTGAAGGAATACCGTCTCCGTGGGCCGGTCGAGACTCGCCGCAGTTGCCAAGTTGCCAGTCTTCGTATCGCCGAGAAACGTTTCGGGAATGCCTTTGACCATGGCGACCATGAGTTTGTAGTCGCGCACCTTTTCCGGGTCCAATCCGGCGCCACTCGTCTTAAACGCCTCAAGTTTTGTGCCCGGTCCGCTGGCAAACATCGACGCGTTATTTGCCGTTGGGTTCTTGTCCCAGAGCGAGTTGCCCGGGGTGGCCGATACTGTGGTCTGGAGTTGCTGCTTCACTCCCTCAAGGGCCGCCTGGCCGCCCTTCGTGGTCAGCGTGAGGCTGAATTGCGCGAGCGATGCCGCCACGGTAGCCGCCGCCTCAAGATATCGGCGCGCCGCTTTTGCCCAGTCGAGGGCCGGATAGATGCGCGGGCACCCGAATAGCCACTGACCGACCGACCCGCACTTGCGATGGAGCACGCGGCAACCCCACAACACGGGCCGTTCGCCAATCGTCTGCGGTTTGTCCACAGGGTCGTACCCGAGGGCCGGATACCATGCCGATGTAGCCGTAAGTTCGGATGCGCCGGTTGCAGTGTTGAATTGCCGTTGCGTCCAGACGCGCCGAAAGTACCACGTGGTTTCGCTGTCGTCTGGATCTGTGACAATCTCCTGGATTTCGGTGGCGTCGATCCATCGCGCCGCCACGGTCCCACGGCTAAAAGGGTCAGAGAACAGCGCAAGAAACAGGTTGCCGTCCGTGTCCTTTGCCCGTTCCTGCCGTATCAAGGCGTTGATCCCGACCACCGACTTGTTACGCTCCATGAAATCGTCCAGTACTTTGTTGGCCGTCTCGTCTGTGCTGGAGACCTCGACGCCACGGGCAAACACATACGCCGCGCACACGTCCACCAGCCTCCGAACCAACGGGTTCTTGATGTAATAAAGCCGCGAAATCAGGATGATTTGCTGAATGCCCCACCGTGAGAATTCGGTCAGAGACAAGTTCATCTCGCGCCGCCATTCCACGTTCTGCAATGCAAGCTCGATATCGCCGAACGCGCCCTGTGATGAGATCGGCGATGTCTCGCGAAGGGCCTGCCGGGAAGCTTCAGACCTGGCGCCCGCATTCGGAAGCCACGGGCCAGCCCCGCTCATTTCGAGCGCTTCGCGCATCTCGGCCACCCATTCGGCATTATCGAGTGCGCGCGCATTGTCGCGCGCCTGGGCCTCATCGGCTATATTGGCAAGGGCAAGCAGGGCCGCGTCACGCGGATCGATTGAGGGTTGAGTACGGATTGCTGGAGCTTCGGTAGCGGGAGCGAATAGGGCATTCCAGGCGCGCCGGATGTTCATGCCGCCATTGTATCAGTGGCGCTTTTCGTATAGACGGGTACGTTCGGCTGCCGTGTCGGTGACCGCGATGTGGTCGGCCAGCAGCTTTTCGACGTTCTTGAGACGCCAATCGGTCTCGATTTGCTTATCGTGCATCTCTGCTTGTCGGACGGCAATACTGTCCAGCTTCGCTCCGGTCGTAGCCTGGGATGTGGTCATGGTACCCCACGCGATGCATGCCGCCGCTACCATTGTTCCGATAGTCAGCCAATTCCCGAGAGTGATCTTTGATTCAAATGTCGGCCCCGCCATAATTGAAACCCTTTTATCCTTTTGAGCGTGAGAATATACACTGAAATTGGCACTCGAACCCATGGATCAAGCCGCTATGCAAAATATGTTGATGTCGGTCGGATACATGGTGCTGTTTGCCATCATCCTGCGTTCGCCTGAGCGTAACTCTTTTATTATCTTTGCGTCTGCCGTGGCTTTCGCCATCGTCTACAACGCGTTTTACTCCACGTTCACACACCACCGAATTATTACCTCGATGGCCCTGATAATCCGTTTGGCTGTTCCGCTGGATGCCCTGTGGAGGACAGCCGGGAAGCGCCGCGAAGACCGCGTGGCGCTGATGTTCCTGGGGCTGTCGCTGCTTGCGGGAGCTTGCCACCCAGGCTTGAAAGCGTGGGGATACCTGGAGATTCGAACGCTGCTGACTGGCTCCGTTGCGCTGGTGTGCCTGATGACGTGTGTCGAGCATTACCGCCGGCCCTTCCCGACACGCCAGACGTACGTCACGCACCTACATCTACAAACAGTGTGGATGACCGCGCACGTAGTGATAAGCGCCGCCGGCCCATGGTGCCTGGAGACCTGGGAGCGCTGGCTACTTCTGCGTTGGGCTTTCATCGCGGTATCAATCGCGGTCATCCACCAGTACGGGTTCTTGTTCAGGCGTTCGAATCGGGTGGTTCGGGCGGGGGTTTCGGCGGTCGGTCAGCCGCCGTTTGTACGCCGCGCAACTGAGCAGCGCGCGCCGAGAAAAGGTCGGCAATTTCGGCCATAACGTCGGCCTTCACTTCCGCCTTGAGCTTGTTCCAGTCGGATTTTAGGTGTAAGGGGTCCACAAATGAAGTGTGGCATATGCGAACGCGAAAAAAAAGGCCAGACTCGGCGGTCTGGCCCACACACTCACGACGGATTTTTACTTACAGCACCATCCCGACACACCACGCGCCGATCAAAACGTAGGTGCAAACAATGGCGACTGCCGCATTAGCGTAATCGCCGCCCGTGTAGTGGCACGTAATCATGTCGGCAGCGCCGCCCGCAAACGCAGGCATCGAGGTCGCGCATAGCAGCGCAATCACGAGTAGGAAGATCATTGCGGACCGTTGTTTCATGTTCATAAAGCACTTATCGACTGAAGATGCTCTCCCTTTAATTTTTTGTCACGCAACCCCAAACAAATCGAGCCCGTCGCGGAGCTTCGGGTACGCATAAACCAGCTTCTGGCACTCGGTTTCTTGCCACGGTATCACGTCCGGCGCCGTAATCAGTCCCTGGGCTCCGTCGCGGTCTGGCCACCACGAACGTGGTACTTCCGACGTGGCCAGCTTCGCCGGGTTCGAGTCGTACACGGCGAGATTGTACCGCTTGTCTACCATTTGGACTGGCTCCCGATCCGGCCAGCGTAGCCGCTCTGTGAGCTTGTACAGCGCTTGCTTCGCCTTCAGCCTTCGCTCGCTCACGAATTGCAGATGGAACAAGCCGCCTTCACGTTGAGGCACGGGCCGCGTGAACAACGGCCGCAAGCCCATCGGGTGACGATGGTGAAAGTCGTACCCGTCGCGCGCCTTCCAGTGGGCCTCAGGCGCATCCCTGAATGCCGTGGTGACCCAGTTGTTAAACCACGGGCCGGCCGCGTAATAGAAGTCCAGCCCGCGCGCCAAGCACACCCACGGCAGTTGAAGTATGTGGCCGTTCTTTGTGTTTTCTTCAACGCACGGCCGGATCAAGTGGAGCAGGTTCGCGGTGAGTACCTCATCGGCATCCACGATGACGACGTGCGTTGCTCCGCGACTGCGGGCCGTGTCCAGCAGTCGTTGCCGGTGCTGGCATTCGTGCCACTCGGGATCGGACACGTGATACCACGAGACCCGCCCGGACGATTGCCGCGACACCTCGTTCACCATCTCGACAGACCCGTCCGTGCACGAGTGGAGTCCGACTACCACCTCGTCACACCAGTCGAGCAAGCGCGGAAGCGTGTACCAGAGACACCAGTCTTCGTTCCGGACTGGCATCAGCGCAATCAGTTTCATGCAAACCTCCGCCGATCATAGATGTCGGTAAACACCCGCTCGCACTGCGTCATTCTATCCCCGCCTCGGCCATTTGTTCAACAGCCTCTTCATACAGGGATATCGCATGATCCACTGACTCTTGAACAGATAAGAAACTATCACCGCTGTATGCTCCAGCATAGACAATCGCCGACATAAGAAATATCACCTGCCGTTTAGTCATATTCCACCCTTGCACACAAAGACTGTCTCGTTAGCCACATGGTCCGCATACGAACAAAATCGCGGCCGATCCACCCGCACGTTGGCGCTGGTCTGGTATGCCGCCACGGATAGAGATGTCTGGTCGTGCCGATGGCCCGCCACACGAGGATCATGCGAGCAGAAGCCGACATTGCGGTATCCGCCCGACTCAGCCAGTCGACGCGCTTCCGGTCCGGCCGCCGAGTTGCTGTGAGGGCCGCATATCGTTTCACTGACCGACAGTTCAAGCCATCGGCAAGCTAAGTCCCGCCCGGGAAGTGACCGAAAATCGATACCAACGCAACCGGAAGCGACATCGGGTATATGTAGTGTCAAATCACGTGGCAAATCCATCGACCACAACGCCCGGTCGCTGGCCCACTGGCCAACGCTAAAGCCATTCGTCTGGAGATAATATCCGTGGTCGGCGATGTGGCCCACCAGCGGGCCGAAGTGTCGGACGGGATAGTAAGACGCGTCCAGCAATATCGCGATGTCCGCGCCGATCCCACGAGCAGCCCATAGCGCGTGAGGTTTCGCTCCGTACGCTGTGTAATCGTAGCTGTCCTCGATCATGATCTCGGCGCCCTCTGGAAGCGTGTTGACCCACGCTTGCACGGTTATTTCGTGCATTTGGTACCGCGCCAATTCCGTGATCAATCGCGCGACGCCACGGTGATACCAGCCGCCGCGCGCAATGGTGCAAATCACCACCTTCGGCGCTTTCATCGCGCCCTCGACAAAGCGGCCTTCAGTTCAGCCAGCATGAGTCTTTCCGACTCTGCAATGTCGGCGTGCTCTTGTGCTTGCCTCGCCGCCGACTCGTCCTCATACGGTCCGATGTCGCGAAACCACCAACCTCGGTCATCGTGCTGTACTGGGTCATTTCCACTCATCGGGAAACACCCATAGACATCAGCCACAGCACCACGGCTACAGCCGTGGTCAACCCGCACAGGATTGTAAACCACTCCGCGTATCTCGGCCTCATTGCATATCCTCCACTATTTGAATTCTCTCACCGATCCACCGCATCACTGGCACCGCCATCGAGTTTCCAATCGCCCGGTACCGGGGACCGTCGGCGGCGGCCTTCCGGCGATAGGGGACCAGAGTGTAATCGTCTGGAAACCCCTGCAGCCGCTCGCACTCTCGCGGAGTCAGCCGACGCACGGCCATACCCTCTCGAATGCGCGTTCCCACTGGATCATGGCCCGGCCCGTTGCTGCGGAGCGTGCCAGCTGACTCGTACTCACGGCATCCCGTCTGTGACTCCTGGAACGCTACCGCAACCTGCCCTCCAGCGTTCGCGTGGCTGCCATCATGCCCCATGCTACGCAGTGTGGGTGCGATGTCGCCAGCGTCCGCGCCATAATCTTTGCACGTGAACGCGACGGCATTGCTTCCCCCATCGCAGTCGAGCGGGTGGGTGATCTCGCCGCTCACATCGGGATCTTGGCGCGCGTTGAAAGCGATGAACGTCTCATTAGCCTGCGCATCGTACTGGCGCGATGGATGCGCGTTCAGCCCGTAGGCCACATCGGGCACGAACGTCATTCGGTCGGTGTCGGGACACCAGCCACGGCTACCAGAGCCGCCGCCAAGGCAGCCGGCAACTTCTTCCCGCGCTTCTCTGCTCGGCGGAGGATGCCCTTGCAGGCTGTGGCGCTCAAATAGTACCGCCGCGGCACATCGCCAGTCTCCAAGATATCCGACAACGAAGACGCGACGGCGCCGCTGTGGTACTCCGGCATATTGAGCGTCCAGGACTCGATAGGCGAACCCATACCCGAGTTGGCCCAACATCCCGAGCAAGACTCCAAATGCCCGTCCGTTGTCGGCTGACAGGATACCGGGCACATTCTCGAAGAAAAGCCACCTGGGGTGTAAGCGTTGAGCAAGGCGAAGAAACTCGATTGTGAGTGAACCACGCTTGCCAGCCAGGCCCGCTCTGAGTCCTGCGACACTGAAGTCCTGGCAGGGGGTTCCTCCGCACAGAAGGTCAATCGGCCCTGATTGCTCTCTGGTAATTTTCGTGAAGTCGCCATGGTTGGGGATCTTGGGGTAATGGTGCTTTAGTAAGTCACAGCAGAAGGGCTCTATCTCGCTGAACCACGCGGGCGCCCACCCCAGAGGCGCCCACGCTACCGTTGCCGCTTCGATGCCAGAGCAGACAGAGCCATACGTCATGGCTCAACCTCATACGGCGGGAAGTTAGCCGCTTGCCGCCGCGTAAACAGCGCCTTTGCTTCGTCCCAGTGCGCCCGCCCGTACCACTCCCGCAAATGCGGCGGTGTGACACTGTTCGGCGTGCGTTGCGCGTGTTGGTGCAACTGAATAAGATCGCGGCGTTGCCAGAGCACGCCTTCACGACGTGCTACGTTTTGCAATTCCTCGTCCACGAACATGTGTTTGTACTCAGGCCACAGAGGACCCAAACCGCCGTACGCGCGCATGGCGAATTCCCGACCGATCCACGCGGACCCGCATATCCGGTCAATGTAAGCGCCCCGGCTATCGCCCCACCTGTCGCCGGTCGGTTGCATCACGCCGTACAAAGCTTCCGGGTCATCGTGGCGCGAGCAATTGGCCAGCGTCCCGAAGTAGTCTTCGCACTGAGCCGCGATCTCGTCGGCCCGGTGTGCCAAATCGGGTTGAACGTCATCGCCGCCGATCACGAACCAGCGCGCCGTGTGGTCAAGTCGCAACGCAATACCGATCAACTGATTCACCGCGATTGCGTACCCGGGATACGCTTCCGGCCCGACCTTCACGAGATCGGCCTGAATACCGCCGCCCATGGGGTTGACCTTTTCAGACTCGCGCCACAGCGCAACCCGATAACCGAGTCCGCGCCACTGATCAATGATGGCCTTCGCCTGGGGTTCGGGCCGGGCTGACGGTATCGTTAGCCACACTGACATTAGAGTGCTCCTTTTGCTTGACGCTGTCCGAAAATCGCTTCGAGTTTTTTACGCTTCGCGGCTTCGCGGTTGCGCTTCGCTCGCTCACGTAATAGCTGCCGTTTGTACGCCGCTTGGCACGTTGGGCATAGCTCGACTTTGGCTTTCACGAACGTCTTTCGGCACGCGGGATTGGCACACGGCGCCAAAGTATAGGCAACAGGAGTGCCGATGTCGCGTTGATCGATTGGGACTCCGCACGATTGCGCGGGAACCAACGGACAGGGCTTTGAGAAATCAGGCGAAATGACCTCAACAAGCGTCAGAACACCGCCGCGCATTTCGTAGCGCCGAACGTCTCCGGGCTGGGTGACCGAATCGCCAGAGTATGGGATCTCATATCGCATGTTGGGATCATACTACAGGTTTACTACTGAAAAGAATAGCCCAGAAGTACTAAGGAGAGACTTTGGGAGACGTCCAAAATCTGATCGTGAACGTGTCGCCGGGCTTCGGTGGCACCTTCGGATACAGCACCGCGCCAATTGGAGTTGTGCCAGCCGCCCAGGCTACCTCATCAGGATTCAGGGTCAGACCATTCTTTGTGACCGTGACGGTAGCCAGCGGTATCGAGAGATCCGAAATCCCGAGCATACAGGGTATATTTGCCGCCGCCTGGGTGATGTTGTACTGCTCAGTTTTGAACGCGCCCAACAGCAGCCCCGAGAACAAAAACAGCAGGAAAGCTCGTCGCATAGTTTCAGTCTCCCAAATAGAAAAGCGGGCCGCCGAAGCGAGCCCGCCGTGGTTGAATCGTGGTCGCTAACTCAGTACTGGCCGATATGCACGGCCAGCGGAAGAGTCAACCGCTGTGGCGTGCCGTTGAAGTACGACAGTTCCAGTGATTGAGTGCCTGCCGATGCGGTTGCGCTGACTGTGAGTGTAACCGTCATCTGCGTCGGACCATTGATGCGGATATTCGAAATGGTCACGCCGCCGCCCAACGCCGCGACGCTGTATCCGCCGTCAAAGCTGGTGTTGACGCCATAGATAATCACGTCCTGCGAGAATCCCGGTTGAAGCGGCATGTAAACCGGACCCGCCAGATACAGCAACGGCGCGGCCGGATCGACCGTCTGGTTGTAAAGTGCTCGCATGATGAACGATGCCATATCGCCACGCGTGACAAGGTTGTCCGGACAGAACGAGAGCACCTGGGCCGGGCATCCGTTCGTGACGTGCTCTTCGTACAGCCGCTGAATGAACGCAAAGGGTTGCCCGTTGCCCTCGACGTTCCACGGCACATCGGCGAAGTACGGCGCCGGCCGGAAATTAAACGTGGCTCCGTTCAGTGTCAGGCGCGCCCTGATCAAGAACATAGCCATTTGCCAGCGCGGTACATTGTCGGTCGGACAGAAGAGTGTCGTATTCCCACCGCAGCCGGTCGTGATGCCCAAGTCGCGAAGCTTCTGGACGTGCGGGAAAAACGAGTTAGACGTTGGCACGTCGGTGAAATAGGGTGTCTGCGTGTAGTTCAGCGGCGTTGTCTCTCCGGTGATAGCGCGCACAAGAAACGCCGCCATCTCTTGACGCGTGACCAGATTGCCCGGGCAGTACTGCCGGAGGGTCGGGTCATCCGATTGCACGCAGCCGGTCGTTACTCCAGCCTGAAACATCAGGTTCGCCGCGTCGAAATAGCTTGCACTGGGCGGGACATCGGCGAATGCCTGCGCCGTGTCGAGCGTGGACACGTGCGACAGTGTAATTGCCGCAGTGCCATCATAGCCAGTGAGTTGGTCGGGTGGTAGCGACTGCCACACAGGATCACTTTGCAGTGCGGCTTGCTGGCCCGCCGACATGAGTGCGCGCGGTTTCTTTGGCGATCCGCCAGCATTGGCCTTCCCGCACTTTATATGCCAGACGCTGTAGTAATTATTCGGGGCGGTGTTGCCGCCCGTCTGAACCGCCGCGCATCCGTAGTAACCGAATACCTGAGCAACCAGCATCGGGTAGACTCCCGGTACCTGTACGTCCGCTTCATTTCCGTACGCGTTGGAATACCCGCTCAGCGGAACCCACGGCACGGGCGAACCGCTGTCGTTGATACCGCCCATTTGCAGGGCGCCACGAAGAAAGGTTACCGGGTTGGCGTAATCCGATTTCATTTTGTTCGCCGCCCCTTCCATGGCGATCTCGACAGGCGAAGTAAAGAAGCCGATGCCTGCCGGGTGCCGATAATCCGGTACCGGATTGCGCCATGAGTAGCTGGCTTGCAGTGGAACAAGGCCGCCCGTTCCGACCGTGTAATATCCGGTCGCCGTAGGATAGCTTGGAGCCACGCTTGCAATGCACTGAATACGGACGAACGAAGCCACCATCGGCGCAAAGTAGGTAAAGTTCAGATTGCCGTTCGCGTCCGAGATCCCGCTCGAAGGAACCAGCGTACCGACTGGGCGCGGAGGAATGCTTTCCTCATGCTGGTGGCCGCCGCTGTCGGTTACGACACTTGCGGTACACGAGATGGGAGCGTAGGGAATCGATCCGACAATCATCCCGCGATCAGTGATATACGCCGTGGCAGTGAGCAACATCTGACCGCCCGGTTGCACGTCGAAAATGTTAAACGGCGGCCTTGGAGCCGCCGCCGCTAGTGACAAAGAGAAAAGCGCGCAAAGCGCGTGTTTGTACATGCCACCACCATACTACACGCGTACTATGTCGGGAATGGTACGAAGGTACCGATTAGTGAAGTATTTTCGCCACACGGGCGTTGTGAATGGCGACGCCGTCGAACAGGCCGGTGATGATCCAATTTGAGACGGCAAACCGCTTTGCCAGCCGCTCACCGTACACGTTGCCGCCCTGCCGATCCGCGCGACGAATAAGCCAGTACTGAACCGCCGCCTGTGCCGCCCACGTGCCAACCTTGAAGCTGTATCCACCCGGCCCGAATATCTGATTGTTGCCCTGGTTGATACGCACGATAAGCGGGTTCGTCTCGATCACGCCTGGCACGTGCCGATAATCGAGAGCATAGCTGGTGGTAGCAGCATCGGCAAGCTGGCCGCCCAACATTGCCGCCGCCGAGATCGCCCACGTGTGATGATCGGCGAGCATCTTACGCACGTCTGAGCCGGTCGGTTGGCCTTGCGCGGAGAGGCACGCCGCGGTGATAGTCACCAATACCACCGCCAACCGACCGTATGACAACATTGGACACATTATCGCACAGGGAAGTCGGCCGGCAACTCTGCTGTGGTGGTCTGTTGCCACTGCGGACCTGCCATCAGGCGCCGGTGATCGCGCCGCGTGACGCACTCCGGGTGAGTCCGACAGACCAGCAGCCCGGGGTTGTCGAGCACGGCCAACACGCCTTCACGCCGCGCTGCGGTCACCACCGCGTTGTCCTCGCCGGTCTGCCGTCGCGGAAACGGATGCCGCATTATCCACTCCCGCCGATACATCAGACTGGAACCAATGACGTACTGGGCATCGCCGGTGTAACGCCAGACCTCCAGCCGTGGCACGTCGAGGAACAGCGCCGACCGATACCCGCATACCTGAATTCTCGAGTTTTGGAATGCCGCCGCCTGCTGTGCGAGTCGGCCCGAAGCGCTCCAGTCGTCATCGTCCCAGTGGGCGATCAAGGTGCCGAACGCGGCCGCCGCCGCGCGGTTGCGCTTGCTTCCGATATCCATGCCTGGATCCGCGTGCACCCAGCGCACGTTGGGCAATGGCGACAGCACCGGGAGTTCCGACACTACCAGCAGTTCTGTCTCGACGCCACGCTGAGACATCCACGATTCGACCGCGTCGAGTCGCCAATGTAACCGGCCCGGTCCGCCCGCCAGCATTACACACGAGATCATTTTTGTTGTCCCTTTACACGGCGGATATGCTTTGCCACTCGCCAAGCTGATATGGCGAGTGGACTATCAACGGATCGATGACAAGGTCGGTAATAGCCCAGACAAGGGCATCAAGTCTGTCGGGCGACTTCCCTGTTATACCTGGCACAAACGACATCATCTGATCTTCAAGCTGATTCAGCGCCGTGGGATTGTCAACTTGCCGCACGTGCGCCACGAGGTTACGTTCATACAGCGCCGCCACAGGCTCCGCGCGCATGGCCTTACCGCGTGACGCCCGAACCGCGCGAAATGGCAGGTTTGCGCCGCCCTCGGCCATGCGGATATTGCGCTCGACAAGGTCGCCGCCGTTGTTTACCTCCGCGATGATTCGATCCGCATTCCACTTCTTCGCGAGTCGCACGACGGCCGCCGCCCACTCTCCCGGGCTGGCTTTAATGCTGCCGTCTTCCAGAACCCACACCTTTTCGCTGGACACTCCAGCCACCACGATGCCGGTTTCGTCGGACCCTTCGTTTGCCGTCACTGCCGGATCGACCGCCACCACCACGCGGATCAATGGCCGCACATCGCGGAGCGAGCACTGTGCGAGTTCGACCATCGCCTGAGACCATAGCGCGCCTGGCGTATCGTCGAGGATCTCGGCCAACAGTTCTTGCCGGCCGATGCGGGTTCCTTCGTAGGTGCGAATGATGTCCGCGAAAAACGATGGTGCGAGGTTTGCCCGGTTCTCGTACGTGCTGCCGTGCGTCACGACACAGGCCGGATCGCTGATGAGTGCCTTGATAATCGGCAACGGTTTCGGTGTGGTGGTGATGATCGCTTGCGGATGCTTGCCCAACCGCAACCCAAACTTTGCTTGCGTCCACGCGTCATCGACGTAACGCCACGCCGCCAACTCATCACACCACAGCTTCATGTGCTGCTTGCCGCGCAACCGCTCCGGTTCGTCAGCCGTAAATATGAGAGACTTTGATCCGTTCGGCCATCTCAACTGTCGATCCGCACGGAGATACAATGGCCGTTCACCGCGCGGGCATATCGCCATGATGCCCGATTCTCCCTCGATCATGATGTCGCGAGCATCGTCCGCAGTCGCGCCGATCAGGTTGACGTAGGAGTTGGTTCGAGCCCACTGACGGACTGTCTCAGCGCCCGTGCGAGTCTTCCCGAATCCGCGTCCGGCTTTGATCAGCCAGTACGCCCAGTTGCCGGGTGGCAGCCGTTGTTTGTCGGTAGCCCAGAAATCCCAGTTGAAGTGGAGCGCTTCGAGTTCGGACTCAGTTAACCTGTCGAGGGTCGCGCGGAGTTGCTCCGGTCTCAGCGATGAGACGAGCGAGCTTGCTTTCGACCTCGGTTCGATAGGTTGACTGCTCATTCACGCTTATAGTGGACTCTGTAATCAGCGTATCGCGTTGGCCGAGTAGTTGCTTCCCGAGCCAGATGAGAAGAGCCGGGTTGCCGTTGAGCGCCGCCTGGAACTGGGCTCTCCGCAGCGACACGATGCCGCTGTGCCGCCCGCGGTTGTACGCATCGCGGAACGCTGGCTTCTGAAGCGCCTGCTCGACGGCTTGCAAGCTCACTTTGAAATAGGCCGCGATCTCGGGCTGTGTGCATTGCAGGCTGGCCAGCTTCTCAAGCTCTTCGATGTGGATCTTAGGCGGGGTTGGCATCGCGTTCCTGAATCAATCGTAACGCATCGTCTTTGTCGTGATCCTCGCGTTCGAGTGCGCGGCCCTCGGCGACGCGCTCGAACGTGGACCCGTGGCCTTCGAGCGTTGCTTCGCGCCCGGTGAACGCTTGCCAGCGGCGTACTATCACGTCAACATATTGCGGATCGATTTCCAGCAGCCGTGCAGATCGACCAGACTTCTCGCAAGCGACCAGAGTGGATCCTCCTCCGCCAAACTGATCCAGGATAATGTTCCCTGCCTTACTCGAATTGACGATAGCCTTCTCGGCTAACGCCACGGGTTTCTGTGTGGGGTGTGCCATATCGCTTCGCATAGGTCGGTCAATATTCCACGTCGTTCCCTGATTTCGCTCCCCGTAGAACTGATGAGCTGCTCCAGTCATCCAACCGTAGAGGATCGGCTCGTGTTGCCAGTGGTAGTCGCTGCGCCCGAACACGAACTGCTGCTTTACCCAGATAACTACAGCATGCAAAAAGAATCCAGCATCCTCAAACGCCTCACGGAATAAACGCCCTTTCGTGTCGGCGTGGCAAACGTAGATCGCAGCGCCCGCCTTCGTCATTGCAGCGCAAGACAACAATGCGTCACGCAGGAATTGCATAAATTCCCGATCGGGCATTGCGTCGTTTTGAATCTTAGGCCCTTTGCCGTAGTTTCGTTGGTCTCGAGGGTCATGGGTTCCTCCGCAAACCACCACGTTGTATGGCGGATCGGTAAACACTAGGTCTGCTTTCTGACCGTCCATCACCCGCTCGACGGCTGCAAGCTCGGTAGAGTCCCCACACAGAAGCCGGTGATCGCCTAACAGCCACAAGTCGCCCGGCTGAGTCACGACTACAGGCTGAACCTCGGGCACGTCATCAGGGTCAGTCAAACCGCCACCGCGTAAGTGAGTCTTGACCTGACTCATGTCAAACCCAGTCAGGTTGAGATCAAAGTCCATCGCGCGGAGTTCGAGTAGTTCCGGGCCTATCAAATCGAGATCCCATTGCGCCTCATCATGGCTGCGGTTGTCCATCAACCTATACGCCTTGCATTGCGCCGGAGTGAGACCGAGCGCCTGGTGGACGGGAACCTCGGTCGCCTGCAATTGCCGAGCGGCCAGCAGCCGCGCGTGGCCCGCCAGGATCACGCCGTGCTCGTCTACGACAATCGGCTGTCGCCATCCGAACTCTCGGATTGAGGTCGCTACTTTATCGATTGCGGATTGAGGAATCTTGCGGGCGTTGCGCTCGTAGGGTTTGACGCGGGCGATGGCCCACCACTCAACCGAGAGGCTTTTATTGTCCCCAAGGATGGGCGCGGGTGCTGGCTGCTTACGCGCCATACGCTACGCCACCGGAGCGGTCGGAATGAACGGCAAAAACCACGTGCGGCACAGCGCTTCAAACGCCGCGATGTCTTCGGGTTCGCGCATGTCCATAGGCGGTATCATGCCCAACTGCTGGCCAGTCTGCCTGCAAAACTCGCGCTTCATCACGTCGTACAGCAGTTCAAACGCGATACCATCGGCGGGTGTTGCGGCCGGTGCGGGTGTCGGTGCATCCATGCCAGCAGCGTACACCGCGCGCCGGTCACGAGTCAACCGGGCCGCTTATGCCGATCATACTGGCGATAGTTTGGCACCGTTTGTTTCATGCCGTAACCGGCCGGAGACTTCGGACTAAGTATCGGCCGGGCCGCTTCAACTTCGGCGGCGGTTGGCCAGCGCTTCCCCCATTTCGTACCGATGGTGCGCGCATACTCGCTCCGCAGCACGGCCCACCGTCGAGATTCCCAGTCATCCCACGTGATGCCGTGCGCGTGCGCTGGTGTGCACTGTTCGAGCGCTGTACCGGGCGCGTGCAACATGCACTGGTAGCCGTTGCTCTCGACTAGCTGGCAGTTGTCACACATCGCGCCCTTCGCTGTGACTCGCGCTGTCTGCGCTTGCGCCAGCCACCGATAGCAGCGTCTGACTTTGTAATGTGCTCAGTGTTCTCGCGCCGCATCTTGGCCGCGTGCTTGTCGAGTTGCTCGCGAGTCATAGCCCCATCGCCTCCAGTTTCGCCCAAATTTCCTTCTCACGTAGTTGCTCATCAACACTTAGCGGCTTCGTTTGCAGCGCCCGCATATTCAACTTGAGAGCGATTTCGCGCACTCGCTTGTCTAGTTGCTCATCGTCCGATACCGACTTGGGTTTGTCGCTCATGCTTCTATCCTCGCTTGCTGCGGCACATAACTCCGACAAGAGCATGGAATTGCGCCTTCGTAAGCTGCCTGTTTCTGTGGGTCTAGCTTGATGGTTAAAGCGAACGCACAATACTGGTCCTCCGTGATGTCTTCCCACGTGGTCTTGATTGCGTCACCGCGTCTCTCTTGAGTCTTGAGCCGCCATTTAATTGTAAATCCGATACCGCCACACAACTCGCAATTCTTGCGACGCGTGTCTTGCGCCTCGTGTTTGCATCGGCACTCGCGCCGAATGTCGAGTGGTAATGGGCAACGCTCGCCATGTTGCGCAAGTGAGTCAATTACAGCCTGCGCAATTTGAATGGTTTGCGCCGACTCCATCAGCGCTGTCACTAGCTCGGCCTCTCCATCAGACCTCTTGGGATAACCTGGCAATCCATTCAACCTGTGAATTAATTTTTTTGCTGTCCTTGAGTCAATCACATTAAACCCCGTTCCTTTAGGATTCTGTCAACATCGTCCATCACTTCCGGTGGTTCACTCATGTATCCCCGATCGTTTATCCACTCGGCAAGTTGCGGGCAGTACTGGCCTGATTTCTCGGTCCATGAGGTCGTGGCGCACCACAGGCTATGTACTCGACTGATTTCGACGGATTCTGTAGGCGGATCTCGCATGGAGGCCCACAGTTCCGTCATTGCTTTCTCGGCCAACACGCGATTCTTTTTCTTCGGATGGCGCTTGTACATCTCGTGCGCCCAATCCTCACAGCCAGAGTCTGTGATCGGCTGCTGACGGATCGGTATTGCCGATGGGTTTCCATTCCCGTTTGCTGCCGCTGTTCGAAATGTTTTCGGAGCTGTCGCGTGTTTGTGCGTGGCGGACACGTCCGCAATGGACACGGTTGGGTTGGGTTGGGTTGGGTTGGGTTGGGTATCGCGCGCGCGCGAGGCAGCCATTGTCTGGTCAATGACCGGACTTTGTCCGGACACGTTTTGAGTGTTTTCAACAACTTCCGATATAAAAACAGACCCAGCCCTTTTTACCTTTTTTTTCACGTAGTCGGGGCAGTGGGTATGCCAGTCATGCACCACCAGTCGGTGTACCTGGTTTTCGTCCAGCCACCCAGCCTCGGTGAGTGCCACCACGAACTCGTGGGGATCTCTGGTCCAGTGGCAAGCCCTGGCGATTGCGGTATCGGAATACTTACCAACATCGCCGGCTGGACAGTAGTCTCCCGTGAACGCCCAAAGGCATTCAAGGATACCGCAGCACCACGCAATATTAATCTTGAGTTTCGACGCTAGATCATGCGTCTTTGGATGATCGTCTGTACCGGATTTCATGTCCCTCCTCTAAGGGTCTCGCAGGTGGGAAGGTGTAGAGGCACCTTCCCGTGGGCCCGCGATTTTCGGCGCCCCGTAGCTAGCGGGACACCTTCAGAATACCGACAACCAGCCACAGGCACAAGGCGATTTTACACCTATTACCGTGGCCAGCTAACTCCCCGTACCCGGACCCGGACCCGTACCCGGACCCGGACCCGTCCCCGTCCCCGGACCCGTACCCGGACCCGGACCCGTCCCCGGCCCCGTCCCCGTCCCCGTACCCGGCCCCGTACCCGTACCCGGCCCCGTCCCCGGACCCGTCCCCGGCCCCGGCCCCGGCCCCGTACACGGCCCCGTACACGGCCCCGTACCCGGCCCCGGACCCGGCCCCGGACCCGGCCCCGGACCCGGCCCCGGACCCGGCCCCGGCCCCGGACCCGGCCCCTATTCGGTCCATACAGGAACGGCCTCAATCGAGGCTCGAGCACCCTCGGTTACATCGAGTAACTCGATGGCTTCCGTGATTTCCAGGCGATCGACAGACACCGGGAATTTACAGAGTTTTGGCTTACTGGTACCACGTTGAGCAAGCTCACTGAGCGAAGCTGCTCCGGCCCAGGACCACAACCTGCGAGCATTGCGGATTTCCACTCGCTTGCCGTCTTTACTGAGTATTTTTGTTTCGCCAGCAAAGACGCCAGCGCTGTAAGTTCGGATGATCTGGTACGCCATTACTTACTCCCCCTTTTCTGTTTCGCGCTACCCGCATGCCCGGGTGTCGCCGCCGGTTCTTTGACCACGGGCGCCGCTGCCACCGCAGCCGCCGCGATCTCCGCGTGGGTCCGGCGATGCACGGTACGTTTCGGCTTCATGATCGGCCCGAACTCGATGCGGATCTCCTTTCCGAACTCTCGATACAACCCCGCCAGTTCCTGGATCTGATTCTCGATCGTTTGGACGGCCGCCGCGACCTGCTGCTCCGCGTGGCGACGCGCTTCCAATACAGCAGCCGGATTGACTGGCTGTTGCGTGGGGAAAGCTGTTGTCTGATTTTGTTCTGACATGGTGACTATCTCCTTTTGAATGGTGAACTACTACTACATTTATACTACAGCACTTCCCGTTGAGTTGCTATCGGAAAATGTCAAATTGAGCCGTATGTTTGCTTCCTGTACCAGTCCTTGAAACCTTCGAGTGAGTCAAACCAGACCCAAATGAAGCCTTGCACCTGCATACGCCGCCCGAATAGCAATTGATTATCGTCTGGCTTCTTCCCGGGCGCTTTGATTTCAAGAAAAAAGTGATGACACTTGCCTGAATTCTGGTTCGGCAACCAGCCGCCGACAAGCGGCCGCAAGCACTCATAATCTGCTTCGCCGGGTTCGCCGATTGTCACGACTCCCGGATGCGACAGGCAGCGAAAGCGCCCAGATTGCCGCCGCGCAACGCGCCAACCGAGTACACGCAGATAGCCGACAATCTGCGCTTCGACCTTATTCTCTGGTAGTTGATCGCGTTGTTTCCGAGTGGAACCCTTGCGGGTTTCCTTCGGTTTCTTGTTGGCGAATAGCTTCTCGGCCTGCTCTGGAGTGAGTCGCACCATAAGGCTACTCTTCGCCGTTTTCACCTTCGGCCGGATCGTCCAACGACAGGCATGATAGCTTTGGCTCTTTTGTGAAAGTGATCTTGAGTTGAGCCTTTTCGTTGCCAACCGCCGAGACGTACATGAACACGGCTGCGGCTGTATCTTCTTGGCGCGAACGCACCTGAAAAGATAACTCGTAGCCGGTAATCTCGCCATTCGTTTTTACTACCACCAGCTTAAACTTGTCAACCGTCGAAACCGCCAGTTCCAAGGACCGATCTTTCAGCGTGGCCGATGACGGTACAAGCGTCATCGAGATACCGTTGAGTTCGCCGCCAAGCAGGCCGCCCGACTTCAGGCCCTTGCCGGTGTCCCATTCCATCGCTTTAAGCACCGGCCTTGAGAGATCGCTGCGGAAATTTAAACGGCAAAACGGTGGCGCTTCTGGTGGCGCCACGATTGTTAGAGCATCCTGGGAAAACCGGACGCCCCGGAAAGTGAGCGAGTTAGACTTTGCCATCAGTGGATTACTCCTTTTGAGTTAAGACCATTCAACAACATCGGTAACGGGTGCGGACTCTCCACACCAGTCGTTTTTATAGGTTATGGGAAAAAACGAATCTCTTTCGGGGTCAACGATGTCATCCCCGAGAGACAAAATTACTGGAGAGTGACGCCGACAAAAACCAGTTGTTTTGTCGGTACTCTCGTTCCAGTACGCGCAATCTTTGCATTTGATACGAATGATTTGAGCCATTAAAGCCTTCCCTGCTCTCGCAACCCGCGAACAATCAATTCCTCATCTTCTGCCGACAGGCCCGAAGCGATCCCCTGGGCCGGTACGGTCGGGGTGAACGGCCCATGCTGAGCTTCGAGCCGTTTGTACGCGGCCGCCAGATCCTGGCAGAACACTGAAACGGCCGCTTTCACTTTGCCCATGGGTTCGAAATAGGGGTTGAGTCGAACCACCACCAGCGGAAGCTTCGGATGGTACGACACGAGATCAACCCAGTTCAGGCAGCCTTCACCCACAAGCAACTGGCCATAGCACTGTAGCCGGTACTCGTTCACCAGGGCCTGGGGGTTTAGGAGATACTCGACGTGAACCGCCAACGAAGGCGATTTCATTTCGAGCCCACCTGAATGCGCGGCAAGTATCAGCCCGTCCGGCGAAGCGCCAACAAGGCCATCGTCGGTGGTACAGAACCCCACGCGCGTAACTTCGCAGTCAGTCTCAAACTGGTACGCAGAGATAGCCTGGGATTCAATGTCGCTGCCACGCTTCATCCACGGCGATTGGTAGCCTTCGCCGTCAGTCTCTTCGATGGGACGCCCTGTGATCCGTTCAGCCAGCAGCCGGGCCATGTAGTGAGACTCCGACTTGCTACGCTCCAGCTTCGCCGGTGTGATGAACCGATGAAACTCCGATGCGGTTGGGATACCGGCCCGTAGCGCCATCCATGCGGGCGTCCCTTGCTCGACGTTGTAGACTTTCATTTTCTGGCTGCCTTCCGTTGCAGCATTTTCACGATCTCGTCATACCTGCCAGCCTTTATTTGGCCAACCTTCGGCGCCTTCGCGAATTCGAGAAACCGCTTCAACGACTCCTTTGCCTGCGGCGTCCCGAGCGACATCCCGGCCTGAGTCAGCAGGTCGTCAATCGTCTGGGCCTGCGCTTCGGTAATCAAATCGGTTGCCTCCCCATCGTCATCCGCGCCGATGCAAACGATATTCCAGACGTCGAGCGTGAGATACCTACGGCCATAGCTTCGCGATGAGCCCATGGCCTGCAAAGCGTTACGACCCGGCCCGGGATCGGGCGGTAATTGCATCTCGCTTTCGATGGAATGTCCCGCGCTGTGAGACAACACACACACCTGGACAATCCCGCCAGCAACTGGCCGAGATAGGAACCGGCGAGTAAACCCGTACTTCTGCTCAACGCGCGTCACGACGGAGTTGAGGTTCTCGTAGCTGGCATACGGAATTACTCCGCTCGCTGCTCCCATACCGCGTTTCGCGTCTTTGCTTACGAGTGGCATCTCTGCCGATGCCCGCGCAAAGTCCATTTCAAACTGGACCTTTGCACTCGCCGCCATGACATGTTCTTGCAACTGGAGTAAGGCGCCCATCTTTGCCACGTCTACAGATGGATCGGCCGCCGCGCGTGCGATCACGGCCAGCACGTCGGTATACTCAGGCGCCGCAGTCACCTCACGCGACTCCCGGTGAACCAGTTCACCGCTCATAGCTGGACGTCCTCCGCATTCGCCCATTGTGTCGGTAACTCGGCCTTGTCTGCGAGGTCTTCTGCTGTGAGTAAACCGCCCTCGACAGGTTGAAGTATCTGGGCGTCTTGATACGCGACGATGGCCAGCCGCAACGCTTCGAGTTGTTTATCTGTTACAAATACCGATACGCTGTTTCCGAAGTCGAGGGTGATGAATGGTCGGGTGTCAGTGCCCAAATACCGGACCACAATCGGTCCGGGGTCTTTTTCTGAGTGCATGTGGTAGGTGAACGAAATTGGAATGTACATTGTGATGGCCTCTTTGAGTGCGAAGGGCCTATTCGGCCCAGTCGCTGTAACTAGATTCGATTGCCGCATTGCGGCACGTGCGGCAAACCCTCGACTCGTCGCGGATACCGACAGCGGCGATATCATCGGACACTTCGCCGCACTTATCGCAGACTTCGCCGCGACGGTGCCATTTCGCTTCGTACGCGGCCTCAGCCGCAGCGATGAGGGCCGGACGGCGCGCAGCGATCGCCGCGTTACGCTCCTGAACAGCCGCGCGGAAATTGGCTAACCCGATCTCTCGGCAGTCCGCGCACATGCAAAACGGATCATCCGGTGTGTGGGTGTTGGTGGTGACGTATTCCATGCTTCTATACTACAGATTTACTACATCAATTGCGATAGTACTTTAGTACCTTCCTGCGCGAGCACTTTCCGTAGTCGCGGAATCGTGCGCGATAGTGCATTCCGGTAAACGTTTTCGCCGATAACCTCGACGAGTGAGTCACGGTCGCTACCTTCCAGGATGCTCAGGATAATGTGAATCCCTAATCGCTCTGTTCTGCTTTTAGGCTTGGGGACCGCCCGAATGAGCGTACACGCTTTTCGGGCCATGCGGATGTAGTCAGGTTCCTCCGCGTTGGCCGCGACGTGATCCGCCTCTTCCAGGCCAACGTGGTTACGCGGGTGGCCTCCACGCTTTAGACTGCGGCCACGATTGTAACTGGTAAAAAGCGTGTGCTGCAACGTGCCGTAAGCGTACGTCTTGGGATACTTGATCTCGACTTTCCGGGCCGACTCAAGAACGGCGACGCAGGCGTCCTGTAGCAGGTCTTCGCAGTCCTGGCCTACCGCCGCCGCCATTTTTCCCCTGAACTTCCAAATCCGCAAGCACAGCTCTTCGCGGGAATCCATCGTCAATAATCACCCTTCCGAAAATGCGAACAGAGCCATAGCAAACGAAAACAGCAGACCAGACAGAAGCCAGCAGCCGACATGAACCAAAATCCTATTCGCCATTGCCGGTTTCCATGTAAAACCGCAGCGCTTTTGCTACAGCCGCGCCTTGGATGAGTCCATGCTGAGCGCACCATTTGACCCACTCCTTTCTTATAGAAGCATGGAATACGTCACCACCAACACCCACACACCGGATGACCCGCCGACAAACCCCAGGGACCGTATCAGGTCCGGATTGATTCCGACGTAAACTACACATTTACTACATGCGAGCCTATGGTTACTTTGGTACCGATTTCAAATCGCTTCCGCAACGTTTGCCGGACCCGTGGCAACGTGCGCGACAAACTGAGCCGATAGACGGTTTCGCCGCCCACAGCTTCCACCAGTTCAGACCGAAACTTACCATCCTCGAAAATGGCAAGCATGATCTGTAGCCCGATCCGCTCCTGTCGGTTGTGCGGTACGATGGCGCGCAACTCCGCGCACACGCGCCCGATGTAGTTCTCGTAGCTATCAGTTGTGGTGGGCATGTACAGGGCTTCAATCAGGTTCGCATGCGCCTTTCGCCGTCGCGAATAGATTTGGTACCGCTTCCACAGTGTGTGTCTCAGCACGCCGAAAGCGTAGGTTTTGGGGTAAGGGATCTCTGCCTGTTTGCGCGCCGTTTTGAGCAGCGCAACGCAAGCGTCCTGCAAAACGTCGTCAGCTTCGGTCACCCCCACCCGTGATGCAATCTGGGGCTGAAATCTTCAAATGCGCTTGCACATCATCTCAACGGTTGCATGATCGATCAACTTTCACCCCCATGTTCCATGAATGCCGTGAGGGCGCGCGCCACCGCCGCGCCCTGAATCAGCCCATGGGCCGCACACCACTCGGACCATTCCCGTTTAAAATCGGGGTCCAGCCGCACTTGATACGGCCCAGGTGCTTTCGGTTCCGGGGTTACTGCTGCTACTTTCTTCACGCTACCTCCAAGAAGTGTAAAGGGATCGTCTGAGTTCCGCGCCCTTGAATCAAGACGCGCGCCTCGTAGTGCACTCGCTTCGCATCGGCATAAAACCGAATGCGGGTAACCGTACCCAACCGGCCGCCGTTTGCGCCATGCGTGTTGACCCGTACACGCTGGCCACGCGTGATGATGTTGACTCTCATCGGCGGTTCACCTTTGCCTTGCAGTTTGCAAGCGCGGCCGCTTGCGTCAACACCCACCCGCACTCACCGGTGGCAATTTGCGCGCCCGCGTGGCTGGAAACCCATTCGTTACCCGTGCGCGACGAGATCAACTTACCTGCCGTGGTGCTGGCCTTATAGCGCGCCCATCCCTTGCTGTTGCTCAAGGTGTGCTCGACATCGAATGTGATCGTTATGCTTTCCATGTCCCTATACTACACGATTACTACACGTTCGCGAATAGTACTTTCGGTTCATAATTGAGGCATGCTGCGGAAATTGGCGGGTTTCGACGTGGTCTCGTTCGATGGGTCGAAGGTGCTGTTCAACGCGTACAGCCAAACCATCGGCGCGGGTGGCACGATGCCGATAGGGCGGGACGGCTACGGCTATGCCCTCGGAATGACTAACACAGGTTTCGGCGAAGCCAACTGGTCTACGACGTTCGATGAGCAGGCCACTTGGGGCTTTCATCTCGACTGGCGCCAGCAGAGCAACACGTCGGTTACTCCGGCCGGAATCATCTGGTATCGGATCTACAACTCCGCGCGCCCAGGCCAAATCATGGTATCCCTGAGAACCAGGTCTGACGGAAAAATGGACGTGCTCGACTACACGTACAGCGTGATAACCACAACCACGGTGGGCTTGCCGCCGAACGAGTGGCACACGATAGAATTTCAGTGCTCGTTTGCCGACCTCGGGTTTGAGTTGCGGTTTGACGGCGCGCCCGTGGCCACTGGCCTTATCGCGCCGATCACGGGGTATCCGGACACGATGAATCTGAGAATGCAGTACCTCGGGTCCGATGTATTTGAGATCGATAATTACGTTATCTGGGACGGCCAACCCAACGATGGTTACAGCGATTTTATCGGTCGGGTGCGTATTGACTCCCTTCGAACGCAATCCGACGATAACGACGGCTGGTTGCCAAAGACAGGAACGCGACGCTGGTATCAGGTGCGGGAAGACGACACCGAAATTTTTGGCCACACACAAGGCCCAGACGGCGATGCCACCTACATTGAGCCGCCCGGGTCCGGGTCGGGCGATGCCGATCAACTGATGGGTGTTGAGCCGTCTCCCTGCTACGGCAAGGTGATGGCGGTATCGGTCTATGGAACCTGCCGGCCGGCAGTCGGAGACCAGATCATCAGTTTCTTATTCCAGGGCGCGTCATCGGTTCACGCGCTCGACGTCGGCCACCTTGTAACGCCAGTCGGGAATCCGTTCGGCGACCCATGGCCGGACTATCTGTCGTATCAGAGCATCGCGCCGGTGGACCCGGACACTGGTGCGACGTGGATCGACGCAGCGATCACCAATGGGTCCTGGGGCGTGCGCGCGCTGGCCACAGCCAACGTGTACGCAACTCAGGTGTGGATAGAGAAACTTACCAGCCTGACGCCGCAACCGTATACCTGCGGGGGGGGAAACTACGTATACTGAGGGTGTATGAACCCTCTTTACCTCATCACCAACACAGACCCACGCGTCAAGCCGCTGTGCGATCACGTGGTCAGCCTGTCACCCAATCACCCGGTAGATGTCTCGCTTGATGAGCAAATCGGCGCAACGCCAGACGGAGCGCACGTGTGGAAGATCTACACCGTCACGTTTTCATGGGGTCCTGAAAAGTCGGTGTCATCGATCACTGGCGAGTTTGTGACGTTTCCCAACGTCACCATCAACGCGCTGGTGATTGCTGGGGTAATTCCGAGCGCCAACTGACATGGGAGCATCGGCCATCATCGCATTGCTGGGGGCGTTGTTGCCCTCAGCAATTACCGCGGCCGAAAAAATCTTCGGCCCGCAGACAGGGACCGTGAAGCTGGCTGCCGTCACCAGCGCAGTAAGCCCAGTGCTTCAGGCTGCGGCAACGGCTGGCAAGACGACAGGGTCTGTTATTCCTTCCGACATCACAACGGCCATCGAAAGCGTGTTAACGGCGCTAAAAAGCGTGGGAGCCGTACCCGCCAGCACGCCAGCACAAAACACTCAGGCTATCACAACACCTCAAACCGTAAAGATCTCCGGAACCCTAACCGTTGGTTAAAATCGGTACTTCGGTACCATTCCACTGCCTGTAGTAATCGTGTAGTATAGAGCCATGGCCACCACAAGCACGGTAAACCCATACCGCAATACCAAGCAGTCCGAAAAGGCATCGAAGCTTGCTCCGTATCTCGTCAGCGTCGGTATCACCGCCGCGCAAATGGAGCACGCCACGCTCCAAGAGTGGAACATGGCCGCGCATCTCGCCAATGTGAACCCCTCAAAAGAGATCGGCGGTACGCAGGCCCGTACGCTGGAGCTTATGCGGTACATGGAGACGCGCCGATGACGCACGCCGAGTTCGTTTCGAATCTGGTAGGAATCCTGTGGATGACCGCACCGGCCCTGATACTGATCGGCGGGCTGGCGATCGATTACCTTCGAACGCACAAACCGCCCCGCTACTAAATCACATTGCCCAACGAAGCGCCACGGTAACCGCCGTGGCCTTCGTGCCACCGCCCGAGTAAAATGCGCTCACGTTGAGCAAATCTTGAGCGAATAGATACAGCCCCGTTGCCTTCGGAATATTCACCACAGCGAGCGCCGTTGATCCACCCGGAATAGTGACCTGCAAAGCCGATATCGGATTCCCGTTGACGCTGATTTGCAGCGTAAGCGTTTGCCCGGTGGGTGGCGTTGCGGCCGCCGCCATGAGCGTAACGACTTGCCCGGTCCGGCCCACAATGTACGGGTTCGTGAGATTCACGCCAGACGATAGCGTCGAACCCGCCCCGAGCACAAAGGTTGCTTGCTCGTATTGAAGGATCGGCAACGGGTTCAGCGTTCGCGCGATGAGTCTCTCGTACCACTTCACCCAGTTGCCCGGGTCGAGGTTGCTTCGGGATTGCACTTGCCACCGAAAGCTTCCCCCGTTTATCAGCGTAGGCGCGATGTATATGCCGCTTACGTTGGTGATCAGAGTTGTAAGATTATTTACCCCAGATAGCGGAATATTGACTGTCAACGCTTGCCCGGGTTCAAGTCCGGGATAATCCGTCTCAAAATCAATGATCGTTGGCACGCCGCCGATTCTCGATAACTCAGACTCCGCGATAGCATTGAGGAACGCCTGAGACGAGATATCCTTCACTGATACCACGCCTTCGTATATTCCGCTTCCGCATGTTCCTAGGAGTTGGCCACTCGACGGATTCACTGGAGCGAGCGTATCGCCGTACTGAGCAAGGCTCGATGATGTCGAGACGTACGGCTGATAGGTGATCACGATGGCCGAGCCAGTGGGCGGTATCGCGGCCGGTGAGAGCCCAGGCCCAGGTACGCCAGTCGCCGGGCCGGTGAAGAACCACAGGTAATCGGGCGGGTTCGGGGTTTGCCCGCTGTACGCTCCGAAGTCAACCACGGTCTGGGCAATGCCGTTTACCGTAAGACTTGCCACCGAACTGATAGCCGTCGAGCACACGATACCCGTTGGCACTGTTACACCCGATGAGTTTACATTCGTTCGGATTCCGGGCTGGCCTGGAGTGAAGACGAATGACTCGGTGTTACCCGCGCCCGTGGTCGGTGGTGTACCTCCCGATCCGGACCCAGGAACCACGTTTAGGTTGCTCACCGCATACAGTTTGTTGTAGTAGTCGGTGGTGGTTCTCGTGACAGTCAGCCCATACTTACCCTGGGCATTGCGCCAATTTAGCGAGCTTTCGGTAACTACGAATGGAGCCGATGGAAGCGTGTCAAACGGACTCCACTTCAAGACTCCGTACTTATCGACCCACCACACAAGACCAGCATCCGAAGCGATTGAGTCAAACGCCGATGTGACCGTGATGAAATTGCAGATGAGATCCGAAGACAGCGCGCCGAACGTGCCAACGGGCGGTATCGCAGTTAGGACAATGCCCTCGCCGTTGAGATAATTCGCCGCAATTTGAAGGATGGTAGTAACCACGTCGGACCCTGCCGGGTAGGTGGTTCCTGTGACTATGCGATGGTCAAAAATTCCGCTCTTGTCTGTAGCGGTCAAATGCCACGCAATCGCGCCCTGAGTCATCAGGTAGCGGTCGCAAACAACATCCGTCAAACAGCCCATGAATACGCGGAAAGCATGATCAATAACGATGATCGTTTGACCCAGTTGAGGGTTGAGCGTAGCCAGTCCATCGGTCGCAATTAGATCGCAAGTAAACTTCCAACGTCCGATAGTCTGACTTTGCAGCGTGCACGATGACGGGGTTGCCGATAGGTATTCGGAGACATCGACGCCGCCCAGGTAGACCGAAAGGCCCTGAGTCGGCGCGCCACCTGTAACATGGTCTGTTTGTGGCCACGCGCGCAGCGGAGGAATGCCGCCATTGACCGCGATGTATTTCGGGCCGCCTGTGACGACTGGAGCAAGCCACGCTGAATGAGTCGGAATAGTGCACGTGCCAGAAATCAGAGTGACGTGCGCGACTCGGTCAGTTGTCGGCCATGACTGGAGACTGCCGATGGTGGAAGGGCTGACTATTTGGGCAACAGTGACTTTGTCGAGCGTCGGCCATGCTTGATGACTGGGGATCGGAGAGACCAGCATCGGACCGGACACCGTTGGGTTAATCCAGTTTCGATTCGGCCCAAGCAACAAGGCCGTAACGGTTTGCGGACTGGTAACCGAAGGAGCCATCCACGACTGATTAGTCGGGATTTGTAAAGGAGAAATTGTCTGTGGGCTTGGTGGGGGCGGTGGACTGGTCCCAGCACCTTCACCAAGTTGAAATTGTCCAAGTTGTGACTGCCCTAACTGAGCAGACATTAACTCACCGTATAGCCGTAACTCAAGGGCGCTCCCGCGTACACGTTAAAGTGTACGCAGTACAACATCGGAACGTCTTGCGCGTTCCCGTTGCCGCTTGCAACGCCGATACCTACATAATCCGGGGTGCAAAAATCCGTTCTGCCTTCTGCGGTAAAAACGATTCCCCACTGGATTCCGTCCAGACTTGAGTACACCGTCAGGTTTGTCCCGTCATCTACCAAGCGCATCCACATCAACGGTCCGGTACCGTTGAAATGATCAGTGTAGTAAGTTGAATTGTGCGCGCCGCCTGAATTGAGCTTATCGAAAGCAAAAAACATGGGGACTCGTGGATCGGTACCATAGTCCGTGTACAAAATTGCACACTTGGCTTTCCCGCTGGACGATTCGTACCAGACGGCCGCAACCGAGCATGACTGATCAATGTAATTCCTGTGGCAAAATGCGATGTCGCAGACGTACGGAGCCGACACCGGAGAAATCGCTTTAACCAGATACGCGAAGTTGCCGCCGTTGTTACCAGGCGGGCAACTCATCACGAGCCCACCAGCCGTGTCGTATGCCGTCGCGCTCGACTGGTTCTCCCAGGTGAAATCGGCGACCTTCGGAAGGTTGACGTGGTAACCAAGCGCAAACGCTTGCCACGCCGATCCGTCGTACACGAACTCCAGCGGTGAGTCGGTGGACTTATATCGATCACCCTTCTTCATCCCGGACGTTGGCAGATTTGCAAAGGTGCCCAGTCCTGAGATGTTGGCCCTGATAGCGTCGAAGCTGCGCGCAGTCTGCACCTCGACGACAGACTTTCCACTGGCCACGTTCGCATCGGTGCCGTGCTCCACTACCACCGTGAGAGTCGAGCCGGACACTCCGGTTACCGTGAACACCAGGGGTGTACCTGTCGGGTCCACCACCACCGAAAACGTACCCGATGCCGGGAACGTGGCAGCGCTGGTGAGACTGAGCGAGCCCGAGCCAGCAGTGTACCCGCTGGCCAGCGTCGATTGTCCCAGGGTCGTGTAAAGCTCTGACACGGTCTACCGCCCCACCGACAAAACCGGTGATGGAAGCCAAAGCCCACCCGGCGACATGCCGGGTACGCGGATCTTCAGCCCTTCAGCAAGCCATTCTTTGATCCGGGCCGCAAGTCCAGGATTCTCGGCCGGTTCCAGACCCTGAAACAAAGTGAACACCTGACCGCTCGCCCAGGCTGCCGTGATATCGCCGCCGTTGGGTGTCACGGGTAGCCCGGTTGCCGTGTCGATAAGTCCGATGAGCGGAGACGTGCTCGACGTGCCGGTGTCCTTGTACAGCAGAATGTACGCGGCCGCCGATCCCGATACCGATGTCCAGATCGTGTTTGCGGCTGACAGAGTGCCGGCCGATCCGGTCTTACTCGTCAGCGCCACGCCGGCCGCAATGATCGCGCCGCCCGAAATCACATTCAAAAATTGATCGGTCGCAAAGTTCGGCGTGTAGCTGGCAGATGAAACCAGCGCCGCTTTGATCGTGTCCGACAACGCGGCAATCGAACCCTCGAGAAATGCTTCGATGCCCTTGTCGTAGAATCGGTTCGCCATCAGTGCTTCCCTCCAACGGTAAGAACAGTCTGTTTCAGGTTGGCGGGTTGACTGGCCCGCGTTTTACACCAGCACGTTTCGAGACACCCATTGATACGCAGCATCTCGGCGCGAAGCGCCTGTACCTGGACGTCGCGCGCTTGCTTTTCTAACGTCAGGGTCGGTTCGTCGCTGGCGTGCTGCGACAGCACAACGTCTAAGGGTTTCATTGGTTTCAGTGTAACGCGAAAAAAAGGCGGGTACCCTCGGAGGAAAGGAACCCGCCAAATGCTGCAGGAGCTTCAGGAGTATTGAACGCTTCTATGATGCGCCGATACGGGCCGCCGATCAAGCCCCGCGTTTGTGGGGTTTCCACGCGTGGCCTTGCGTGTCCACGCTACGGGATTTTCAGTCCGGTTACCTGCCGAAGCTGAGTGGTCAACGTCGAACCCACCATCTGGGCGAGTTGTTGCATTCCGCCCTGGCCAACCACGGTACCGGCAGACACGTTTACCGTTATGCTGGCCACAGGCTGAGCGCTGCTGAGCGCCGATCCAATCGCCGATGCGATACCCGAAACGAGATCGCCGGGTTGAGCTACCGCGCCGTACCATGTGGGCGCCGTGCGCGCGATGCCCTGTACTGCTGCGTTCGCCGCCTGTGCTGCGGAGTTTACCGCCGTCGCCGCATCCGTCGCGCCCTGGCTAGTCTGTCGCGTGGTGGTGGCATATCCCTGCATGGCGGTTGCCGCCGCAGTTACCGCCGATGCCGTCGCGGCCGCCGCCGCCGCCGTGGTAGCCAGTGCGCCGGTCATGCCGGCCGCCGCCTGCGTTACGGTCGCCGCAGTGGCCGTGCTGGTGGTGGCCAGCGTCGCCGATGCCGTGGCCTGTGTCCCGAGAGCCTGCGCGAGGGTTTCGGTCGTGGTGCTCGTCTGGCCACTCGCCACCTGAACGGCTTGCATAGCCGAGTTGTAGCCGTCGAGCGCCGACTGTACCTGTGCCAGCGTATCGTTGCCAGCGTTGTACGCGTCGATGGTGTTGTTTAGCGCGACTTGATACTGCTGTTCGGTGGTGATCAGGTCGTTGAGCGCCGTCGATGTTGCGGTTTTCTGACCACTGGTAGACGCGGCAACCGCCGCCGCTCCCACCGATGCCGCGACCGTCGAGGTTGATCCGGTAGACTCTGACGACGTACTTTCCGTACTTGGCGCGCCGCCGGAATTGTACGACGTCCCCATTTGGGCTCCAGACGGCCCATAGCTCAACATCTGGAGTGAGTTAGGGTGTTGCGCATTCCATTGATCCACGGTGATATACGATGATGGGCCATTGGGAATAAGTCCCATAGATGCCGCCGCCGCATCCACCATTGCGGAATTGGCTCCGGTCGCCTTCAGCGCATCCAGGTATGCTGCCGAAGCGTTCAAACCTCCACCCGCCGCCCCACCCCTGCTACCCTTACCGCCGCCGCTTGCCGCCGCACTGCTTGATGCTAACTCTCTGTCCCACGCATCTGCTAATTCATTGACTTGATCTTTCTGCTGAACCACGGCATCCGTTTCATCCGTAATCGCGCCGGTCTCATCGTCAATCTCTCCAGCTGCCAGACTTGCCGCGTCGCGATAATTCCCCTGGGCCTGGGCCGCCGCCACCCAGGCGCTATTCAGATCCTGGGCCGCGCTGGCTGCCGTTTCGGTTTTGCCGGACATCGTCATGATCGTGGTACTTGCCGAATCAAAAGTCTGAGACGCTGTATCGGTGTTGCCTTTGAGTACTTCGACCTGTCCGGCTGCCTTGCCGGTATTGTCCGTTATCGATTGCATCGCGGACACGAAGCCGCCTGCCTGGGTGATGTTCTTTGCAAGCCCGTCAGCCAGCGACTGAAGCACGGGCATAACCTTGCCATTCACCAAAACGGTATACGCAGCGGTCTGTCCGTACAGGTCAACGAAATATTTCTTCAAGCTGGCCGATGCGGTGCCGGCTTCTAACGCTTTTTGCGTGTATCCCACTTCCAGGTGATCGCCTGCGTCTGTCACCTCAAGACCGAGCTTGGTGGCCTCAGTCGTAACAGCTTTCCACGCATCCACGGTGGCCAGACTCTGAGCCACTGATTTATTTTCGATATTATCAAGCGCTTCATACGTATCGATCAAACTTGTTAGCTTTGCGATCTGGTCACTTGCCGACTGGGTTTGAGCAATCACCGCGTGCGTTTGATCTTCTGCCACCACGCCGGCCGCCTTTGCATCCTTCGCCCACTGTTGCCATGCGGCACCATACGCGGCAAGCGAAGACTTACCCGAGACAAACGCCTGCTCTGTCTGAATGAACGTGGCCTTCGATGCCTCCATGACGGAAGTAGCCTGCGTTGCATTATTTGCAAGGTCGGCGAACGATAGGCTGGTTACTTTTAGCGTGGGATTAGCGGCATCGTAAGCTTTCCCTAAGGCGATCGTTGCAGCCGTCACCAGCGACAGCGGAGCCAACCCCGCGTTGTGTGCCGCAGTTACATCAGATAACACTTTCTTGGCATCCACGAGTTTTTGGTTTAACTCGCCTTGCTTGGCGACAAACGCGGCCGTCGCGCCTGAGTATTGGCCAATGATGGTGATTCCCGAACCGTATGCGCCGAGTGCGGTTTTAACTCCCGCTTCCATGTCCTTCAACGCCGCGACATGTACCAACGCTGTGTTAGTGGCGCCTTTCAGCGTCGCATCAAACCGCGCCGCCGACGCTTCCAGCGCGTTCAGTTGATCTCGGGTCGCTATGACGGCCGCCACGAGCGACGGCAACGCCACCGCTGCAATTGAAGCAATTGTCGCCCCGATGCCAGATAACAACCCTGTTCCTGCTGTAGCCGCAGCCGTTCCTAACGTCTCAGTCGCTACGGTTGCCGCACCTTCGGCCTCCGTAAAAACACCCGCCGCTGTCGCAGTTTCGCCGAACGACACGCCGAGCGTTCCGAGCAGCGTTTGCACGCCGGAAATAGCAAAGCCCAACGTCGCCAACCCGGCCGCCACTGGAACGAGCGCTGTTGCCAGCGCGCCGCCGATCACGATTACATCTTGAAGCCCTGGAGGCAATGCCTTGAACGCATCGACCGTGTCTTTAACGGCAGGTATCACCGTGTTTTTCAGCACGTTCACAATTTCGGTTACGGCCGGCGCAATGGCTTCACCGATTTGCTGCATGACCAGAGTTGCCGCGTTTTTCAACTGCTGAATCTGTGATAGAACACCTTGAGCCTGCGCGGCCGCCGCGTCGCCATACTTCTGCTGAATCGCGTTAACCACGTCCGCGACGTCCTGGACCGCATCCTGACCACCTTTCTTGAGCGTGGCCTGTGCGTCTTCAATGGACGTTCCCATGGCTGTAGCAAGGTCTTGCCACTGAAGACCCAGGGCCAGAAGCTGGCGGCCGGTTACCGCGCCCGTGGTGGCTATGCGATCGATGGAGCCTACCACCGCATCGAACGAGCCACCCGTAGCCGCCGATGCGTTGGCCGCCGCGTTGAGTGCTGCTGTTAGACCGTCGCCGGTCCCGAGCACGGTAGACGCCCGTTGTGCTGCCGATTCTAAATTTGCCAACGGTATCCCGAGACGAGTGGACATGTCATCGAGTTGCCCCATGATCTCGGCCGCCGTACCGGCCGATCCGGACATGAGCCGCAAGGATGTCTCGACGCGTTGCGCTTCGCCGTATGCGTCAATCGCCGCAGTGGCGAACTGCTCAAGGATCGATGCCAACCCAACGGCCGCCAGCGCTTCGGCCACCTTTTGGACGTTCTCGATGCTGGTGGCGATCTTGTCGAGACTGGTGGCGGTCTCCTGGGTGTTCTGTGCTACCTGCTGTTCGGCCTGGCTGACTGAATCCAAGCTGGTCGCAATGCCCTGCAACTCACCGATGACCGAGTCGAGCTTTTCGCCCAGGCCAGCAACGGCGGTTGCAAGGGCCGATGAGTTGTCAGTAACGCCGCCCTCCGCTGTGGCCACGCCATCGAGCGCTGTGCCTGCGCCCGACGCGGCCGGCGCGATAGAATTTAGGGCCGTTGCTGTGCCCTGGACACTGGTGGTCAGAGCATCGGCGCCGCTGGTGGACGACAGCGCGGAGTTTACCGCCGATGCCGCCGACTGCGCGGATGAACTGATAGACTCCAACGCGCTATCAAGCGGTGAAATATCGCCGCCGATGAGGATGTCGAGATCGCCTAACGGGTTACCGCTTGATGCCATGGTTTTAACGTCTCCCTTGTGCTCGAACCTGCCGTATGATTTCGGTGTCGCGGCGCGCCATCTCTAACTGGTCTTCAGCCGACACCGTGTAAATCTTCGCTCGCTGTGGCCGCCCGCCGCCGCTCATAAAGTCCGCTTCGGTGAACGGTTCTGGCCGCTTGTCCGGGTTCCTGTGGCAATTGGCGATGACGGCCGCCACAAGCGCCGCCCGCCGATCCTGCTCTGTTTCCGCCGCCCGTCTCCGTCCCATCAGCGCTATGTGCTCCCGCAGTGTCAACTCCCAGAATTGAGCATCGGACAAACCCAGGTCATACCGGCCCGACGCCCACAAACTCAACCATCGCTGGTCGGAGTCTATTGAAGCGGCGCCGGGTTCCCGGGCGTTGCTCTCTGGTTCGGTTCCTGGGTCGAAGCTTTTTTTATTGCCAACTTCAGGCAGTCGATGACGTCGGGCAACACCCGAATCTCCAACAGGTCGGCCGCTTCCGACACGGACATGTTGACCTGATGGCGCGTTCCGTGGGCGAACAACTTAATCGCCCGATCCATCAACTCGATGCCGCGCAACGGTACGATGTCTTCGCCGATCCGCTTTGAGAACAGCGGTACGTCGAACAGGTCGAGGTTCTCTTCGTCGAGCAATCGCTTCATGTCTGAGTACCGAAATTTAATCCGGTATTCTTGTCCGCCTATGGTAACGGCAGGGTAACTGATAGGGTCCATAGCTCAAGGATAAACGCAAAACGGCCAACCCCGAAGGATTGGCCGTCCGCACGCTGCGATGACTGAACAGGCTATGACGGGAAGACGGGCTGACCTTCAGCCGTGATCATGGCCGAGAACTTCCAGACGCTGTCGATGGTTCCGGCGAGATCCAGCTTCGTGATGAACCCGTCGAAGTACCACGGCGTTTGCGCTGCATCGGAAAACACCAATTTGAACTGAATCGGCACGTTCGGAGCACCGGGCAACCCGCGCCCGGTGAACAACGCCACGATGGCCTTGTGGCCGGAATCGTTCGGGATAAAGTACAGGTCAAATTGCATGTCGCCCGCGTCCAGAAGGGTTACGATCTTCCGGCGCCACGGGTTCGTTGTGTTGTTGTTTGTCACGTCCTCAGCTTTTCCGCTGAGTGACAGGCCCTTATATTGTGCCGCGTTGGTAATCAGCGTCCAGTTTTCGGGAGACGCGCCGTCTCCGTACCATAGCTGAGACCCAATTGACGGCAACGCTAAAAGGGTCGGGATTTCGATTGTGTTGCTCACGTTGTCTCCTTATTCACTGTCTCTGTACCACACCTTCCAGTCCTGAATATCCATCAAAATCGGTTGCTCCGTTTGCGGTTGGAACTGTAAACGCCGATTCATCCTGTAATTCGGCCCCTGATAACTGACCTGTGGCGAAGTCGGTTGCACTGCCGGGTTGAAAGACCGCATGGCGTCTTGGATCGCCAACGCCACGTTATCCGCATCGGCCCCAGATGTCGGCCCGTTCAAAAAAACCGTAATCTGTAGCCGACACCAACCGGACTTCTGCCAACGGGAATCTTGCGTCTCGGTCGTAATCGGGATTGTCGAGATACGCTGAATCGTCGCGACTGGCCATGTGCGGTTGGCTTGCGGAAATTGCAAAAAGTACCAGCGCGAACCCAGGTAAGCCGAAACACCCGAGTCATTGATCATGAATTGGCGAAGGTCTAACTCTAACCCGCTCATGATTGCCGCCTGTTTCGCGCCGCCGCCGCTGCGTTGCTCGCCGCCGCCAGTTCCATCAAGATAGAGTCTTTGATGCGCGCACTAGCTTCGGCTTGCTGACTGTCGAACGCTGGACGCATATACGGTTGGGCCGGTTGATTGTAGACGCGGCCGAGCGAATCAGGACCGACAAAACCGAACTCGATACGCCGCGCGTACGCTGGATCAAATCCCCACTTGTTATCGGCCTCATTGGCCGGGCTGACCTTCACCCGTTGTACTTCGTCGGTGTCCTCGACGGTCTCAGTGTGGATGTGATCTCGCAAATTGCCCGTGTCAACGGGTACCTGGGCCTTTGCCTCGGTCTCGATGAGTAGCCCCGCTTCCGCCACGCCTGCTTTCAAGCCAAACGCGGCCGCGCGTTGGAGATACTTAACTCGCAAAGAGAGCTTATCGAACCCCGAGAATTGAGCCGTAAGCTTCACAGCGCGTACAACCTCACTGCAAGCCGCGTCATGATCCCCTGAGAGTCTGACTCCACGTTGAGAATCGAATAGTCTGTGCCATCGATCCGCGCTATCTGCTTCTGAACGATGCTATCGAAATAGCCGGATAGCAGCACGTGGAAGACGTTGAATTGCTCGATAACCTCTGACCCGCGTTTCTCGTTTGACCCAGGCGCGCCCTGTGGTTGTGGCGCGAACATGCACGGTATCAGTTGCAGCCCCGCGACTGGTGTGGAGTTGGTGAGATCGATCTGACCCCAGGCATTCACGCCGCCCGCTTCTGGGTCGGGAAACTGGTAGATCGAGCACAGCGACGAGAACAGCCCCGCATCGAATACAGCCGTGATAACTCCGGTGAGATCCTGATGAGTAGATTGGTTCAAGCCACACCCCCAGGCGGTACAATGGAGGTGTGGGAAAGCACCGTCGCAAGCGGCGCCCTCCCCGAGGAATGCAACCAAAGGAGGGTCGCATGCCCACTTCTGAGTTTATCATCAAGCGCTTGATGCGCCACGTGTCCCCGGAGCCGAACAGCGGGTGCTGGCTTTGGACTGGACGTGTAAACAACAAGGGGTACGCCATGGTCCACATTCGCAGCGTTGATCCCAACCCCATCATTGCTCACAGGCTTATGTACACTCTTACACTCGGCCCCATACTGGAAGGGCTCACGCTTGACCACCTGTGCCGCGTTCGGTGCTGCGTCAATCCGCAACACCTGGAGCCTGTAACGCACGCTGAAAACGTGCGCAGAGGTGAAGCTGGCAAGCAACAGCGTGAGAGGACCCATTGCACAAGTGGCCACGAGTACACTCCAGAGAACACGCACACGTACCGCATTGGAAAGTATTTGAAGCGGTTTTGTGCAAAGTGTGCGGCTGGACATGGTAAGTATAAGCGTCCTCATTGAGCAGAAAAACGAGCCCACGTCTTCCACCAGCGATCCGCAAATGACCAATCGTTGTTGCACTGCTCAATTATCATGAACGCGCCCGCGTTGTCGTCGGTGTCGCGGAACGCCTTTGCCTGTTTTTGCAACTCCTGGGCCGCCGCTTGCACGTTCATGGTGATGTCGAGCACCTTGAGATTGTTCGCCAGTCGCGCGTAATTCGACGCAAGACAATCGAGCAAGCAAGCCGCGATCCGGAGATAGCTAACTGGGTTCTGGGGAAGGTTCGCGCCCTGTGGGCCAGCCCAGTACATTCCGCTCTGATATTGGAGCGTGACGATGGTGGTTGCCGCCATGATCTCGGAGTCTTCAAATACGTGGCCGATATCCTTGGTATCCGCGATCAGCAATCGAGGATAGTCAATCGGAGGGTTCGCGCCGTAGTTGTAAGTAAAAGCCATGGCAACCTAACCGTAGGGCAGACCTGGGAGTGAGACTGTGTTTCCCCCACCCCTCACCCCCAGGACTAAACCGTGCTCGTTCCTGTAAGCTACGAGCCGGTACCGTTAGACGCCACGGTCGAACGCCCGTCAATCTGCGTTCCGCCGTACACGCCGATGATCTTCAACTCCTGATCCATGCTGTAGAAGTCTCCAAGCATGGCGTCGATTGCGCCGCCCACCCGTTGAGTATTCGGAACCTTGCTGAAGATTTGCGGAGTCTCATAACCCTGGAGCACGCCGAACTCGACACAGGGCCGGTTTTGAGTGTCCGGGTCAACCACGAGAGCCCAGGACGTGTTACCGCGACTGCCGTTGGTTACGACAATCGGGATATACGGGTCCATGACCAGATCCATGTTCCGGACAAGCCAGTTGTTGACCTGCAAGAACTGCGCCGGAAAGCCAGTGCTTCCCGCCTGCCCGCCGCCCTCATTGCTGAGAAAGACGGACAACTGATTCATGAGGTTGTTCGCGGTCACTTCGAGCGCCGGACCGTACACCAGCTTAATGCGGCCGGTGATCAAGATCGGGTCGCCGGTCGAGTCTTTCATTCCGGCAAGGATCTTGAGACCGTCGGAAAGGCCCTGAACGCCGAGCACGGGATTGCTCGACGCCGCGCCGTACGCCGTGGTGATGAGGTTGCCGTAGCCCGCCTTGTACAGCGAAGCGTTCGGGCCATTCGCGTCGAAGAAAAACTTCGTGATGGACTTGCTGATGCCACGGTTGCCCGAAATAGCCAGCCGGTTCGAAAGATCCTGGAAGATGCCCAGATCATCGTTGACGAACGCGCGCCAATTGACGGCGGTTTTCGCTTCGTACAACTCCGGCTGATACTGGATCGGGCCGGTGTTGCTGTTGGGCTGCGTCGAGCCGGTCTGAGGAACCGGACCCAAAAGCGCGCGCTGTTGTGCGGGCGCCGCCGCATCGCCTCCGACAGTCGAAGACGAGTTAGCCGCTCCGGCCGGCAGGAACGGAGTAACCGCGCCGTCCAACAGATACCGCGACACCACGCGGAAATCGCGGAGTGTGTGCTGCTTGACCAGACCCTTGTTCACGATGGGGTACGTGTTGTAATAGCCGTAATACATGCGGTCCAACACGTCAACATAAAGGGCCTGGTAGTCTGTGACCGACATTGTTTCACGGAGTCCGAACATGTTCGGATCGCCCGCGAATAAAGCCGGATACTTCTCTGCGAGGTACCGCTTCGCAAATGCATTCGTCGGGTGAATGGCCTCACGCAAAAAGAACGGGTCTTCTTTCCCGCGCATGACGGACGCGTATAGCTTCGCCGCTTCTGTCACGCGCCGATTGTGCGCGGCGCCAGCATTGCGGCCGGTGGCCGTGAAGCCTTCCATACCGGGCTGTTGGCCAATCGGAGAGCCCCACTGATAGGTTGCCGTGGGCTGAAAGTTCAGGTTTTCACCGTGCATTAGTAACCACCTCCGAGCATCACCTGGGCGTTTGTGTCGGTGGCTCCGGACCCTACCGAAACGTACGACGGGTCCAGGTACCCGAAGAACGTGTTGCTGGAGTTGGCATCGATTGTCAGCCCCGTTGTGATGTTCGTGGCCGAATCGAGCGTGCCGGTTGCGTACAGCTTGGCGCCCGGCTTGATAGCCGCATTCACGGCCGGGCTTTCCGCAGTCTGACCGATCACGGTTAGGGCGAACGTGCCACCCAGAAGAAACGTGGTTCCGCCTTCGTTGGTCTGGTAGTTATCCAAAGCAACGGCAGGGATGGACCCGAGCAGAACAGCATCCCCGGCTTTGACTGTCGAAGGGCAAGCAGCGAACCGCCGGGAGGTTGCCGTGCCGTTGTATACCTGATTGAGCATTACGCCGCCCGTCCTTTCGCAGCCGCTTCGGCCGCAGCCTTCGGCATCCCCAGGCTTTCAAACACAGCAATAGCTTCCGCCTCGCTCTGTTTGTCGCTGGCTACTTGCCGTTCGGCTTCTTTCGTGTCAATGGGGATAGCCGCCCCACCCATACCGAAGACTCGGCCCGCGCCGGTGATCTGTGCGAGATACTCGCCTTCGGCCTTCGCCTCAGAAATCACCGATTCGCGAAACTTCGTGAGGTCGATTTCTCCCGCATCGTTGCGCGGAATCGAAGCGGTTACCCGCTCGATGATCCGCTGTTTGGCCGGTGTCGGAAGAGTGGCTGACTCCAGCAGTCGAGCCGCCTCCGTCCGGGCATCGCCCTGGATTGCTCGCTCACGAAGCGGGCGGGTAGCTTCCGCTACCGCCGCCTCGACGAGCTTCTTCGCTTCGTCAGCCGTCATTTGATCGGCCTCCTGTGTGATATCGGAGCCGCTGCGAGCCGACTCCGTCAAGATCATTCCGCCCCGTCCCGCCCGGGTCACGATGTCAACCGACTGGGCCGCGACGAGCGAACGAAGGACGGGTACACCATCCTGCGATTTTCCCGACTCCGCAAGGCCCGATGCCCTGATAGACATGCCAACGTGGGGCGCCTTGTCTTCGACCGTCTGGGCGTGATCGGCGAAGACCTTCATGCGCGCATACAAGCCCGGACCCTTCGCGTGCGACTCATGGTACTCGGCCGCCGTGGTCAGCACGCCTGCGAGGTTTCCCACGTCGCCCTCCGGCCTGGCGGATTCCTCCGCTTGCGTCGGGTGGTTCAGGTACACGTGCGTGCCAACCGCAAAAACCTTCGGCCCGTCACGCTTCAACACCTCGGCCGGATAGAAAGCCGTGCTCCCTTTGCCGGGTGAAATCAATTTGATCTCGTAATCGCTCCGCGCTTCCTGGAGTCGAATCGTGTCCACTGTCGCCGCCGACTCTCGGAGGTCCAGCGCGCCCGCATCGACCGTTTGCGACTCTTTCGAGTCGGTCTCGTCGCCCTGCCATGCCTGCGGAAGAGAACTCGTGAATCCTTTGCGCTTGGCAATGCGGATAATGGACGCCTTCAGGGCTGCGGTGGACTTGTTGTCCGACCCGGCCCGACCCATCGCGTGCACTGCGGCCGCAACATCCGATGCCTTGAGGATAGGGAAGGATCGGCCCGCGCCCGCGAAGTCGCTGCTGTCGGCCTTGTCTCGTTCCACCTTCGAGATGAACCGCTCGTACAGTGGCAGTCCGGTGTAAAGCTTCGCCGCCTTGAAGCTTTCTTCCATGGCCGCATAGTGCTCGTCTTCGTCCGCTTCGGGTTCGTACACCGTGCGCGGTACGACGTCGGTTTTCTTGCTGTCGTCAATGAGGCACTTCGCAGCGCCGGCCGCCGTCGCCATCTCGTATGGAGCCGAGTACGTGTCGCCGTCGCACGAGTAAATCACATCGCCGCTGGTGTCGTCTCCGTAGTGGTCCAGATAGTAGCCGTACTGCCCGGTCCCTGCGTGCATGTCCTGGATTGCGTCTTGGAGCCGTGCGCGCACGTCGTTGTTACTGAGTCGGTCAGCGCTGGCCGCCTCCTGGAGTCGCATCGCCACGGACAGGTAAGCGGCTGAAATGTGCTGTGCCATACGCCCACAGAATACCCGCGTATGTAGGGTTACTCAAAGCGAGTAACCGGAAAGTTGTATAAACTTAGCTTATGGAGTGCTCGAAGTGTGGTGGCGAGTTAGACTCGACGGTAACGGAAGGCTCCGCGAAGTGGTGTAAAGCTTGCCGGAATAAATACCAAAAGGACTACCTGAAGACGCGCGAGATGCTATCGGAGCAGGCAGCGTTCACCCGTGGGGCGGATGCGATGAGGGCGAAGCTACTCACCGAGATGTCACGCCAGAACCCCTCAGGGCTGGTGATGATCTCGGAAGTAAGCCATTGGATTTCAAGGACGGAACGCCCCACGTTTGGCGCGTTATAACGCCACCGCCCACTGTTCCGGCGCCCACACCTGGACATCGCCAGACATGGACCGCCGCCACGTACAGCCACACTTCAGACATTCCCACAGCAGGCAGTCGGGCGCCATCTTCGGTAGGGCCTTCCGCAGCCTGTTTGCACAGCATGTGTCTGGCTCGATGTGAACCAGTGGAGAGCCCTTTGACGCATCGGCGATGATGGCCCCGAGCTTGTCGCCAGCTTCGCTCATTTTACCCTCACGTGATAGCAACCGCACGCGCAAAAACTCACCATGAACCGCCCGAAGTCGCGCTTAACCCTGGGGTGATGCGCCAATATCAGGCAAGCCAACCGCTTCAACGCATCGCACATGATTCCCCTCATCGGCCAACGGTTGCAAAATCTTAACGCAATCGAATACCGCCCGTTCGGCAATCCCGCGCGAAACGGAATCCCCATACCTGGCGATCGTTCGGAGTGCTGCGAGCGTCTCGACGCAAACGCGCGCCCTGAGAGTCGAGATCGCTACCGCGTCCATACGTCCTCACGGTCGAAGCGGGAAAGGTCTTCCGGCTTGCGGCCGGACTTCGGCCCACTCAGTAACATTGCTTGCCGGGCCACCACACACAGAAACCCTGCGGCTATCACCATCGAGATCAGAAGCATATGCCCTCCATTGGCAGGATAAGGGCATACGCCAGCGGGTGTAAATGGGCCGAAAGTACTACAGGGCCTTATTGGGCCGCCGCCACAAAGATAAACAGGAACGGTTTCATTCGGCGAAAATCCTCACAGAGCATCGGCAATTATGCACGACAATGGAATTGGCGAAGTAGAACCCGTCCAAAGTTTCCAGATTGTACACATGGCCAAACGACTTCCGACTCCCAACGTGAACGACCTGTACCAAGCGCATCAAGCAGGAGAAAGCGTTTTGACGATGTCGAAACGAATCGGCGTTTCCCGTTCCGTAATTGTCAGATGGCTCCGGGAAGCTGGATTTTTTCAACGAAACAGAAGTGCTGGAATGCTCGCAAGAATGGCTCAAGCCACTCCTGAGTATCGTTCCAGAATCTCTTCCGCCGCTCACCGTGCCGTCACTGGACGGCGCAGGTCCATCGAAGAGTTGAGTATGGCCGCTCTCGGCCGCGAGTTGAGCTTGGTTGAGCGTAGCAGCCCTTCTGAGGATCGCGTTTTCAAAGCATTGTCTGGGCTCCCTGTGCTCAGACAAAAGGCCATTGAGCCTTATAACCTCGACTTCCTGGTCGGCTCCGTCGCCGTGGAATGCTACGGGGGACGTTGGCACAACAGCGGACTCCATGCCGCCC